GTCAAATGCGGGTGATGCGTTTTCGACAGTTCTCAACGAACTAAGAGAGCGAGCGCTAAGTAGTCCGCCTAAGTCATTTGGCTTTTATGAGTATTCGGCTCCCCAATATTGCAAGATTACAGATAGAGCAGGATGGGCTCAAGCTAACCCTGCACTCGGTTACACAATCACGGAGGAAGCCATTGAAGAAGCTATCGCAACAAGCCCGATTGAGAACACTAGAACTGAGACTTTATGTCAATGGATTGACTCTCTATCAAGTCCGTGGCCTCATGGCGTACTTGAGGAAACCTCCGACTCCACGCTCACTATTCCGATCGGTGGTTATACGATCTTTGGTTTCGATGTATCTCCATCTCGCCGCAATGCGAGCCTCGTTGCTGGTCAGGTTATGGCTGACGGACGAATTGGTGTCGGGATCTTACAGACGTGGGAAAGCCAAGTCTCGGTAGATGATCTAAGGATCGCAGCTGACATCAAAGGATGGGCTGATCAGTATCGGCCGAAGATGATCTGTTACGACAAATATGCAACACAGTCAATCGCCGAGCGCCTTGCGAATGCAGGGCAGATTACTCAAGATGTATCGGGGCAACAGTTCTATCAGGCCTGCTCTGACTTACTTGATGGCCTAGTTAATAATCGAGTAGTCCATAACGGCCAAGATGAGTTGATCAAACAGATGAATAATTGCGCGGCTAAGGTCAATGACTCAGCATGGAGAATCGTTAAGCGGAAAAGCGCTGGCGATATATCAGCGCCGATCTCTCTTGCCATGGTCGTAAGTATGTTGATGAAACCTCAACAGATCGCAGCAATCTACACCGCATAGTGTATAATTGCCCTCTATGGGTATCCTTTCGCGCCTTACAGGTGCAGCACCGAAAGCAAATGTCGAGGCTCAGTACGCACCTCAGGTTCTAGGTGAGTATTCACCTTATGCGATGCCATTTCAGTTCGCTTATGTTGGTCGCACCGAAGCAATGGGAGTGCCTGCCCTAGCGCGTTGTCGCAATCTACTTGCTGGCACAATCGGCACCATTCCACTTGAGCTTTACAAGAAGTCTACGGGTGAAGAATTAGGAAAGCCACTTTGGCTCGATCAACCTTCATATTCACAGCCTCGTTCAGTAACTATTGCTTACACAGTTGATTCACTTCTATTCTACGGGCAAGCATTTTGGCAAGTTGTTGAAACTTATCAAGAAGATGGTCGCCCATCACGCTTTGAGTGGGTCGCTAACAGCCGAGTCACAGCGACACTTGATCGCGACAATGTTTTCGTCAAGTCTTACGCAATCGATGGCACTACAGTCCCAATGGACGGACTAGGTTCACTTATAACATTCCAATCTCTAAGCGATGGCATTCTAAACACAGGCGTCTCGACAATTCGCGCCGCACTAGACATTCAGAAAGCCAGCGTAGTTGCAGCGGCGACTCCAATGGCAACAGGCTACATTCGTAACTCAGGTGCAGACCTTCCACCTGCCGAAGTACAGGGATTACTCTCAGCATGGAAGAATGCTCGCCTTAATCGTTCTACAGCATATCTCACATCGACTTTGCAATATGAGGCAGTCGGATTCAGCCCTAAAGATATGATGTACAACGAGGCCATTCAGAATCTTGCAACCGAGATTGCTCGCCTTTGCAACGTGCCTCCATATTACGTCTCGGCAGATCAGAACACGACAATGACCTATGCCAACGTTCAAGACGAGAGGCGTCAGTTTCTCACTCTATCTTTGCAGCCTTATGTAAGTGCAATAGAGGATCGTCTTTCAATGGACGACATCACAGCTCGGGGCAACATCGTCAAATTTGACATCGACAAGAATTATCTACGCACAGACCCACTTGCAGAATTAGCAGTCATTCGCGAAATGCTTGATCTGCAGTTAATTACTCAAGAGCAGGCAATGGCGATGACAGACCTAACACCTAATGGAAGCGAAGGAATGCAATGAAAGAGATGCTCACATTCTCAGCAGAACTGACAGCAGATGCGTCAGAGCGTACGATCTCAGGAAAGATCGTTCCCTTTAATGGCGAGGTCGGTAATACGTCCGCCGGTGCCGTTGTCTTTGAGCGTGGCGCGATTAACATAGCTGATTCAAGCAAAGTGAAGCTCTTACTAGAGCACGATCCTAAGCAGCCAATCGGCCGCGCTCAATTCTTTAACGAAACAGAAGATGGAATCTTTGCATCTTTTAAGATTTCTAAGTCATCTCGTGGCACCGATGCTCTCATCGAAGCCAGCGAAGAACTCCGCACCGGACTTTCAGTCGGAGTCATGGTCAATGCAGCAAAGCCTAAAAATGGCGTGCTGTATGTCTCGAGTGCTGACCTACTCGAAGTAAGTTTGGTTCAGGCAGCAGCCTTTAAGTCTGCAGCCGTAACCGATATTGCGGCGTCTGAAGATGAAGCCGTAGAAGAAACCCTACCAACAGAAAGCGAGACAGCCACAGTGGAAACCACTCCAGCAGTCGAAGCAACACCTACAGTTGAGGCTGCCGCAGTTGAAGCTGCTCGCCCTGCTGTAACAGCAATGGCTTACACAAAGCCACGCATTGAAGTAACAGCTGCAAAGTATGCAGAAAACACAATCCGCGCAGCACTCGGAGACGACGCAGCTCGTCAATGGATCGCAGCGGCAGCAGATACAACAGACAACGCTGGTCTAGTACCAACACGTCAGCTATCTGAGATCATCAATCCACTCGGAACAACCATCCGCCCATCAATCGATGCAATCTCTCGTGGAGTGCTTCCTGATGCAGGTATGACATTTGAGATCCCTAAGATCACACAGATGCCAACAGTTGCAATCGAGCCTGAAGGCGATGCATTCTCTGACACAGATCAGAACTCAAGTTTCCTTTCAGTAACAGTACAGAAGTACGCTGGACAGCAGACATTCTCAGTTGAATTGCTAGATCGTACATCTCCAGCATTCTTTGACGAGCTTGTCCGCAACATGGCGGCAGCTTACGCAAAGACAACCAACGCAGCCGTGAACGCAGCACTTATTTCAGGTGCAACTGCAGATGCGACAACAACAGTCACATATCCAACTGCAGCAGAACTCCTTGGAATTGTCGCTCGCGGTTCAGCATCTGTATATGGTGCAACTGCAGGCCTTCCAAATCCATTCGCTCGCAACATGGTCGTATCGACAGGACAATGGTCTAACATCATGTCACTTAACGATGCAGGCCGTCCAATCTACACCGCTTCACAACCAATGAACGCAGGCGGAGCAGTTGCTCCAACTTCACTCACAGGTAACGTTGCTGGACTCAACCTCTACGTCGATCCAACAAACGGTGGCGATGGCGATGGAACAATCCTCATCGTTAACCCTGATGCTTATACATGGTACGAGTCACCAACCTACCGCCTCCGCGCAGAGTCAACAGCTGCAGGACAGGTAACTATCGGTTACTACGGCTTCGGCGCAATCGCTACCAAGGTCGGCGCAGGCGCATTTAAGAACAACAAGGCCTAACAGCCACCTAAGTCGCTCGAGGGGTAGTGCCCTTCTACCCCTCGAGTCTTTAGAAAGGATAAGAGCATGGCATTGACAACAGTCGCAGAGCTTCGCACCGCCCTTGGCGTTGGCACTCTCTATACTGATGCAGTCTTGCAGCAAGTCTGCGATGCCGCAGATAACGTACTCTTGCCCTTTCTATGGAAGAATCAGCAATACATTATTGCTCACGGCAATACGGGCACAGTAGGAACACTTTATTTTGATCAGGATATCCGCGAGTATTTCTACGTTGGACAATCTGTAACAATCTCAGGTGCAGGTAGTCGCTACAATGGAACTAAGACAATTACAAAAGTCGATACTCGTTCATTTAACGTAACTACAGCTCACACTAGCGACAATCCACGTCACACAGTCGAGCCTTATGGCATCGCGGCAGTCGAAACTTACACAGATTATTCAACAGTTCCAGCAATCCAAGAAGCTGCTCTTATGATCTCGATCGACATTTGGCAGAGCCGTCAAGCGCCATCAAGCGGTGGCGTAACTATTGATGGCTATCAGCCTTCACCTTACAGAATGGGCAACACACTCCTAGCACGCGTTCGTGGATTGCTTGCGCCTTATCTTGATCCGAGATCGATGGTGGGCTAATGGCCGCCATATCAACACTCCGAGCAGGATTAGCAACAGCTCTTATTGACAATGCTAAATGGTCAGTCTTCAGCTTCCCACCTCCGACACCCATCGCAAACAGCTGTGTGATCGCACCCAGCGACCCATATATTTCGCCGTCTAACGGATGGCACGCTTCTATCTCACCAATGGCTAACTTTACAATCTCAGTCATGGTGCCGTTGCTCGATAACGAGGGCAACCTAAACGGAATTGAGGACAATGTAGTCCGAGTGTTCAATCTACTCGCTGCATCCTCATACACCTACAACGTCACAGAGGTATCAGCCCCGGCTGTCCTATCTGCCGTCTCAGGTGATCTACTTACATGCAATATCAATATCTCAGTCCTAACGAGTTGGAGCTAAAATGTCCGAGTGGGAAAAAGAGCAAGAAGCCTTCCTGATCAAGATCGGGCAGGTAGCACCATCAACACCAAAACCATCTACTAAGAAAGACGAGGAATAACCTAAATGGCTGTATTCTTAAATAACAAGGTCGGCGTGAAGGTTAACTCTGTCGATCTAAGCGATCATGTTCAATCAATCACATTAAATAGAAGTTTTGAAGAATTAACCGTCACGGCGATGGGTGACTCAGGGCAGAAGTACGTTAAAGGCCTAGAGGCATCAAGCGTGACAATCGACTTCATGAACGACACCGCATCTGCAAACGTACTCGCTACATTGCAAGCTGCATGGGGAACAAACGTAACAGTAGTCCTCCTTCAGGAAAAGGGCACCGCTGTATCAGCGACAAACCCTCTCTACACAATGACATGCCTTGTCAATAACACAACAGACATCAACGGCGCAGTCGGCGATCTCGGAATGCAATCTGTAACATGGAACGTAAGTGGTACAGTAGCAGTTGCATCAACAGGCACATTCTAAGAAACTAAACAAAGGGGCACAGCATGGCAAAGTTAATAGTCACACTAGCGGACAACAGCGTTACCGAGATCGAGATCACACCTCGCCTTGAATATGCGTTCGAATTGTATGCAAAGATGGGCTTTCATAAGGCCTTCAGGGATCTTGAGCGTCAGTCTGATGTCTATTGGCTTGCATGGGAAGGCCTTCGACTAAGTGGAGTCACAGTCAAGCCATTCGGCGCAGACTTTCTCGATACCCTAAAGAGTGTCGAGGTTGCTGAGTCTGACCCTTTGGCCTAGGCAGGGATAGCATCCACTACCTCATCGCTCGATTGAGCCTTGAGACGGCTATCCCTCCACAATCTTTAATCGACCTAGATCCAACAATGTTACAGATGTTACTGAAAGCATTGAAGGACAGAGCAAAGGAACAGAGCGATGCCTACAGAGCTAAAAGGCGCTAA